TGAAGAACAAGATGTTTTCGTATTCCTGGTTTGTGTCCAAGTTTACGATCGCTACTTCGATTGCATCGGTTTCCCCATGCACTGTTTGGATTCCGGTCTTGTATTCGACCGGGGTAATGATGAGCAGCTGGTTTGCAAGATCGGCGACTTTAGGCTGATCTCCACCGGTGCTTAGTTCTGCGAAGTTTGACATTCGCATCCCCCTTCTGTTTGGGTGTTGCTTGTTTGTTGGTTTTCCAACTCTGTTTCAGCGATCTCTTTGACGATGTCGTTGATCGTCTTGATCGGCATCGGATCGCTCATGCTTGTGTATCGCCGGCGCAGGCCTTTGATAAGTCTTTGCTGAATGGTTGAAAGTACGGGCAGTAATTGCAGAGTCGATCCGCCGATGCCGGAATCATCTGCCATAAATCCGGACTCTTCTCGACGTCGACTGTGGCCAATAATGAATAAACATTATCTAGGCGCTCTAGTGCTTTGATCGCGACGGATTCGTCGTAATCGTGAAGTTCCACATGCATCTCATCTAAGGTGCCGCTTGTTGGTAAATAGATCAGCGCTACTTTGTTTACTTCGGCTCCGGTTTGTGCTTTGCCGTAGCCATAAAGTTGAACTTGAACGAGCTGCTGTTGCGTTGCTCCTTCTTTGCGTCGCTTCTCTAATCCGCTGCTGCCTGTTGTTTTCCAATCCATAACGATTCCGCGTCGCTTGTCGAATAGATCGACGGTTCCTGAAAGATTGGCCCGAATGGTTACCTTTTGTTCGACTTCGTAATCTTCAAGTTTTGCGAATATATCTGCCAGGTGTGAATGGATCGCTGTTCCCATTTGTGCTGCCCAGTTTCCGCCGCCTGGCATCTCGTTTGGTTTATCCCAATCGAGCAGCTTGTAAGCGATGCGTCTGGTGCATTCGTGGCCGATCTCTGAAGGCCCGATGTAGACCTGTTTGGATCGTGGCGTCCAAGTTCCGGCTTTGGTGATGATCTCTGCTAATTCATCGCCCAAAGACTTGCCGGGTGCGTGTGGTGAAACGAACATCTAGTCGTCGTCCTCTTCGTCGTCGTAGGGCCATTCTGGAACTTCTGGAATGTCAATCGACGGAAGAATTGTCGGGAGGCTCATTGCTGATCCTGATCGACAAGTACGAAGCGTCGGCTGCTGCTGACCACTTCGAGCACGTCGATTACTTGCTGTGGCAATATCTCGCGTGCCTTCTTTGTATCGAAGCGTCGGCTTTCGACGCGTGTCCATCGCACGACGGGTTTGTTTTCGTAGAGAGCTGTCTCTGCATCGCCCATCGCATTTTCAATGTGCGATCGTGCAATGTCAGCGATCTCTTCCCATCGTGCAATCTCTTCTTTTGCGTGCCTGTACTGCTGTAACCATTGAGCGATGCCTTCATCGAAATCAACGACGCCAGGGCTTCCTTCTATGCTCATTGCTTTCCCCCTAATACCAGCCGTAGCCGGTCTTTTGTTTTTGGTGTCTCCAATGTTTCCATGCCGCGCATGGCCCACCGGATCCGTATTTGCGTCCAATATACGCCAATGCCGCGATAGTTTGTGACACCCGGCTCTCGGGGTGTCGCATTCCTAGATTGCGGTATGTGCCTTCTAGAAGTTGGCCCACGCCTGCTGCGCTTGATGTGGGGTTATTGACCGATCTCCACGCGCTCTCTTTACCAACGAGCTGCGTGAAACATTTGTATTGATCTGTGGTCAATAATTCGCGTGCGAGCTGCTTTGGATCGATGTTTTGCATCGCTGTGCGCTCTTTGTAAACCACCGGGATCGCCGGGGTTGGATTCAGGGCTGTACTGAAGATCGTGCTGGTCATTGCGCTGATTCCAACGATTGCGATAAATCGGCGGACTGTGTATCTGTTTTCGGGTTTGATTGGTTTTCTCGCTTTCTCGCCCTGTTTTCATCTGAAAATATTCGATAGACCGAATGGATCTTGATGCCAACAATTTGAGCGATATCTTCGGTTGAGACTCCCCTGTTGCGTAGTTTTAGTACGCGTTCTTTCCTCTTGAGAATTTCTGTTCTCTTGAGAACGACTCCTCTCTCGGTTGGCGTTTTGCCACCCCAGATGCCGTACGGGATCTCTTCTCTTATTGAGTATTCCAAGCATTCCTTTCTTTCTACGCAGCTTTGGCAAATCGCTCGAAGCTGTGGGAGACGCTTTGTCTCTTCTGTTTTCCCATCCGGGAAGAATAAATCCTGATCCTCTAAATCTGCACAGAGTGCGTTTTCGAATAAAGGGATCGTATTGAGAAATAGTTGCGGACGGATCATTGGTTCCTCTTGATCCATTGCTCTAGGTTTTCTACCACCCAGGCTTTTTCAATGCCGGCGTTGCGTCGTTTAATAATTACATACGCCGGGGGTGTTTGTTCTAATCCACGCGCTTTGGCGTAGTTAGTCGCTTCTGTTGTTGCTTCTTCCCAGAAGGCTGGAAGCGATATCGCTTTGCGATTCTTGAGTTCAAGTATAAAGGTTTGGCCTGAAATAATGCAGACGATATCACCTTCGTCTTTGCTGCCGGCTTTCGTCAATCTTTCAGCTGTGGCCCCAACGGATCGCAACCACTTCATCACTGCGGTTTCGAATAATGCGCCTTTGCGTCCGTTTGGGTTTGCCATTTACTTTACGAGTTCCAATCGTGGGCTTCTGCGAGCTGCAACGTTGCGCACAATGTCCTGTGCTAAATCAAGCGCTTCGTTTTCGCTCATCGATGCGATCAATAAAACGGTGGGTGGGAGTGCTTGTCGTAACTTCTCATAATCCAACCATCCGGTATCGGTTGATAATTTGATGCCTTCTCCGGCTTGTGTCAAAGCTGCGATGTAGTCGCCGTTGGCTTCCTTGCCTGCTTCTTCAAGCAGATCTAGAACGGCATCTTGTTCTTCCAAATATAAAGCGATGCGTCCTTCGTTGTTGGTGTGTACTGAAAAGAGTGGGCGTCGATCTAAACTCATTTTTCGAGCGCCTTCTTGATCCGCTTCTGCTTGCCTTCGTATTGCTGTGCTTCCTCGATCTCTTTGGCGATCGGATCGTCTCCGAGCTTAAGTAATAAATAAAGAATTCCGCAGGCGGCTATGGCCCCGGCGAAGATCAGGTATTGCGTTTGCATTGGTTCCCCCTTGTTTGGTGGGCCTTTGGCCCTGGTCGGCTTATTGTGCCTTGTGCTGGCTCTGATCGGTCGCCGACACGCCGTTTGCTGGTTCCTGGTGCCTATTCCACGCCTGTGGGCCTGGCTTTCACAGGAATAACACCGCAGGAGTTCACTTTCATTTTGCTTGTTTCGTATTGCTGTTTGTCCATACCTATGCCAAGATTCTCTTATCGGCAAAGAGCGAATGTCTCAGCCGGTGGGGGGTAAGAAAATGAAGGTTTTGAATCTTGAAGATGTGATCGTTGAAGCTGCTACCGAGCTTGCGATCTCTGGTGAGTGCGATGTTCCTGTCGAGAATAAGTTCGGCGGTGTCGATCTTGTTGCTCCTGGTTATTACGAATCTGTTCCTTATATTCGCGGTGTCATCTTTGTTGATGGTGTTCGGTTCGCGATTGAAGATCAGACTCTTCATATTTACAAAGCTGAAAAGTATGCGATCACTGCATCTGTTTCATTTAAGGGTGGCATTTCTTCTTCTGTTCTTGTTGCGATCGCGAAGGAGTGGTTAGCATGAATCTCTGTCCTAAGTGTAAAACTGAAATGCACACAAATACTGTCATCGTGCTCGGTGGCAAATGGAAGCACTACCAGGAATGCCCGGGTTGCAATTACAGAACGGCGGCGAAGTGATGAGCTGGTATGAAATGCATGAGTGCGTCTGTATCGGATGCAAAGAAACATTTAGATCGGTCGAGAAGATGAACGTCTGCCTGCCTTGCTTTGAGGCTCAATTAGCGAATGGAGATAAATAATGCCTGCACCCGAGTTGTATTGCATTTTCTGCGATGAGCAGGTCACGAACGGATCGCATTGCGTTCCTTGTTGGGAATATAAAGGTGTCGTTACTCTGGCCGAATATATTCAAATAAACGGTCACTATCCGAAGCTGAGATCAAAGGTGAAGCCATGAAAATGGATCGCAAGTTTGTCCGTCGCCGTCGCGTCGCCTTTGTCATCGCCCTGGTTGCACTGGTGGCTTTGACGTATGGCACTCGCGATCTCTGCTGGACTGGTTCTGGCTATGGCTCTTGTTCTGCGATGATCGACGGGGTGATCTCCGATGGCCGTTAAGAAGGCGCGTTCTGTCAGGGTCTCTGATCATCTGTGGGCTGCTGTTAAAACAAAGGCCGCTGCCGATGAGAAGTCTGTTTCTGAAGTTATCGTCGATGCGTTGAAGGCCTATATAAAGTGAGCTGGTGGAATCTGCTGGCTGTACCGATCGCTGGCATCCTTGCCCTGGCCTATGGCCGTCGTATTTTCTTCTGGTGCCTTGTTGCCTTCTTCTTTGGATTCTGGTCGCTCTTGATCGTGCTGCTGCCCCGGAAGGAGCTGCGCGTTCCCACTCTTCCTACCTGGTTGCTCGTTTTCTGGGGTAACAGGCAGATCGCTCGAATAATGCGACCGATTCGGGATCCGTCCGATCTGATCTAGGGTGCAGAAAATCCCCCATCGCTTTGTAGACGGCGATGGGGGATTTTCTTATTCTGCGAGTGCTCTGGCGATTCCTTCTTCCAGGCTTATCTTTGGTTTGTAAATTTCGAGCATCTTTGTCGGATTGCCGACTCTGTATTCAACGCCGCTTGGCTTGCCTGGGTGCTTCCTAATCGGTGCCAGGTATCCGGCTTGCAACATCGTCATCTCTGCCAATTGAATGAAAGATGTGGCTCTTCCTGTGCAAAGATTGAGAGTTTTTACTTTGTTTTTTACCGCTTCGAATGTAGCTGCAACAATGTCGTCGATGTGGATGAAATCTCTGGTTTGCTCGCCTGTTCCCCAAACGTCGAACGGATCGGCTTTGCGCTTTGCTCGCTCGATCAAGGATGGGAATGGATAATCCAGGGCCTGATCGGATCCGTAGCCGCTAAATGGGCGCAGAACGGTGACGTTGAGGCCTTCGTTCCTGGCGTATCTGGCAAGGGTTTCCCCTGTCAGTTTGGCCCATCCGTAGCTCAAGTCTGGAGTTCGAATATGATCGAGATTGATGTCGTTCTCTCGAAGCGTTTGCTTGTATGCCAAGCGCTGCAAATAAGTCGGATAAGCCGCCGAGCTGCTGAAATAAACGACGTGCTTGGGCTTTGTTCTTATCGCCCATTGAAACATATCGCTGTCGATGGCCAGGTCGGTGGCAACGGCCAAAGGGTTGCCTTCGATTGTGGCTCGGCCGCCGACAATGGCGGCTAGGTGAATAACGACGTCGTATCTGGTGTCGTCCTTCTTGAAGAAATCTCTGCAATCGATTCCGTTTGCAATGTCGATTCCTGTAATGTCGTGGCCCTTGTTGTCGAGCGCTCTGTGAAATGCCCGGCCTACGAAGCCTGCATCCCCTGTGATCAATATCTTCATGCGAGCCATTCTGCCAGATATCTGTCGCTGCCGGTTTCGGCCTTTGCCCTATGTCGATCTATGTCGAATATGTAGCGGTCGTTCTCATCCAAAGCTGCGCCGATGTGGTGCAAGGTTGCTTCTTTGCTGATCGGGAATGGCTTTACCGCTGAAATGCCTTCGGCCTGCGTGTCGTAGGTTTCGTCGTGAATCAGGCAGTTGTCCTTGATCCGGGGCCATATCTGCTCTGCAAGCCAGTCCTGGTCTTGTGTGTAGTAATCCTTGCAAGCCTGCTCTTCTATGAGCTGTGCGATCTCTGGAATCGCGCCCTTGCGAGCTGCAAACATTCCGGCGCTGATCTTGTAATTGTGGCCGATCGGGTGGTCTTTCATAATGTGAAAGTCGAGCCTGCTGGCTAGAAAGTCCTCATGGGCAAGGCGTTCTCTTCTGGTAAGTCTGGCGTCTGTGTCGCGGCTGAGAACCACATCGGCCTGGTCATCTGCCAGGGCCTTGAATCTCCAGAGTTTGGCTGTGTGATCTTCTGGCTCATCGCATTCGACGAGCTGCACGTTTGGAATAAGTGCCAGGGTGCTTCGCGTCCAATCTGGAACGCTGGCGCCTGTGTAGAAGCGGATCTCATATCCGGCGAAGTGTTTCTGCGCTAGAAGTGCGTTCTTGATTGCGCCGATCATATATCTGGCATCGGATCCGTAGAGTGAATAAGCAATCACTTGCTTCATCGGCGAAGTTTTTTCTTGAGCGCTTCGTAGGCTTCGCTTTGAATATAGTTCTGATAGGCAAGCGCGTCGAATGAATAAACTTCCTGCGCGTTGACTTCCTTGTATCCCTCATCCCATTCGGCTTTGCCTGCAACCGGGTGCATATGTTCAACGATCACGTCGTCTAAATATATCAGCGCTCCTAAATCTTCTCCTAGTTTTTTCCAGAAGTTATCTAGATATAAATGCTTCATATTCGGCGGAACTATCCCACCGAGCGCCTTTACGATGTCGCTGGTCATCACAATCATGGTTGGCAATCGCTTGCCTTGTAGAAGGTCGTTGCCGTAGGCCATTGACGGCCGCCGTTGCAT